ATTAACTTCTTTTTCAGTTCGAGAGGACTCAGCTTCCTTAACATAACCTTCTCTTTCACTTCTAATCTCATAATTAGCTTTGATTTTAATGAAAATAAATCCTCTTTCTTTAAGATACTTATATTCATGTAACATTCTTACATCAGGAACTACAACTCTAGGTATATTATTAGAGTGCTTCCACATATATTTTAACCAAACATCTCTATCTATCTCTCTAAATTTTTCTCCTATATTTATAAGAAGTTCTCGGTCTTTCTCCTTCATTCCAAAGAATTCTTCAGCTAATTTATAGATAGGTTTAGCTAGAGGTTTCTCAAAGAAATCATATTCTTCCCTGAGGAACTTAGCTACAGTACTCTTACCTACCCTCTGTTTACCTACCAGAGCTATTCTAATAGGGTACTGGATACTTGTTTTCATTCTCTTCCTCGGTAACTCCAGTATCCTCTGAAGTTCTGTTTTCTGAGTCGGGTTCGCTTGTTTTATTGCTTCCTGAGGTTCGATTGGTTTCTTGTTCTTGTATCTCTGACCCATCATTCTCATCTGAGCTGTTGTTGTCATTACCTTCCTCCTCCTCCTTTATAATAAAGGGATTCTCAAAATCAGTATTAATCTCTGGGTTAAAGTCAGTCAACCTTCCAGTCTCATGAGAATAAATCATGTTCCCAGCCCAGCCAGTCTTACCTAATAATCTACACTTCAATAATCTTAAACTTGATACATCAGGATTATCTCCTTGCTGGTCTCTTTCTACTCCTATAATATTATCTGAAATCTGTTTGATAGCTCCAGAACCTCTAAGCTGATTAGCTGTAACCCTTCCTCCTTCTTCATGAGACTTCTGGTTACCTTGAGGATTCTTCAGATGAGAGATAAGGATTATTCCTACTCCTGAAGCTTCTACAAGAGACCTGAGTTTAGTCATGAGATTATCTATCATTCTTCTTTCATCTCCACCTTCCATACCTGAGATAGCTATAGAAATATGGTCGAAAATAATAAAATCCACTTCAAGTCCTTGAGCAAAATATTTAATTTTAGCTAAAAGATTCTCTGCTTCAAGAGACCCAAAGTGGTCATAGAAGAATAAATCACCTGAATGTATTACATTATCAAAAGAGTTCTTAAAGTCTTCCTCGGGAATAAAGGTTCTATCTAAGAATAAATCTCCAGCTGGTACATCATTATCTAAAGCTATCCATTTAAGTATAGACTTCTTAAGACTATCCTCTAAAGCTATCGTGGCTACCTTCTGCTGGTGATTTTTCCAGAGATGATATCCTAGCTCAAAAGCTAAGGTAGTCTTACCCATACCAGTACCAGAAGTTAGAGTAGTTATTTCTCCTTTCCTGATTCCCTTCATCATTTTATTTAACATAGGATAAGGAATATCAAATGAGAACACTTCTTCTTCATGGAGTAACTCATCTAAAGTTATATCAGTTCCAGCTACGATTCCATCAGGTCTATATTCCTTAGCTTCAAAGATAACCTGAGCTATCTTAGAGCTCTTACCTTTCTGCATCATATCTGAAGCATCTTTAAAGGGAGCAAAATTAGCTATCTTAGCTTTACCAGCTGTAATAATCTGAGCTGCTTCCTGAGAAGCTTGTTTACCCTGAGAGTCATTGTCAAAAGCTATTACTACTTCATCATAGCCTTCAATAAATTCTAGGTTCTGCTTAACATACTTGAGAGCACTAGGAGCTCCATTAGGTACTGATACTACAGCCCACTTAAGATTGAATACCTGAGCTATAGTCATACAATCTATTTCTCCTTCAGTTATCACTAAGCGTTTACCATTCTTCCTCCAAAGATGCTGTCCAAAGAGTTCCAAAGTACCTTTAGAGTTACCCCTCCATCTGAACTGCTTATCTTTAGTTCTAATATGTTGAGCTATAATTTGTCTATTCTCATTATAATAAGGAGCTATCTGTACTGGCTCCCCTTGATAAAGTCCTATACCATAATTATATTTCTCTACAGTCTCTTGAGATAAACCTCTGGATTGGATTCTCTGAATTGCTTGTATTTCTATTAAGGGAGTTTCATAATTCACTTTAGTATATCTCCTCCTCTCCCTGCCTTCACTATCATCAGGAGGGAACCAAGCTTGACACGAGAAGCAATAAGCTGAACCATTAGTATAAACTGCTTTAGCATCTGAGCTCCCACATTTTTCACATGGTTCGTGTCTTAAGAAAGTTCCCTCATTGAGTTCAGCTCCTCCTCTCATACTTAAGAAACCTTACCTTCATAGTGATACTCTGCTACAGTCTTACCATTATAGAGTTGCTTCTGACGAGTATTAATCTTGTGTCCATCTTTTCTTAAGTTATAGATGTAAGCTGAGAGTCTAAGGGTACCATACTCAATCATAGCTTCCTGAGCTGTAATCTTACCAGTTCCTTTTAGATGTCTTAGAATCTTATCCTGTAAAGACATTAACCAAGCACCTCCAATAAGTTCTCATATTTATCATTTCTAATTATTAGTTCTAATTTTAAAGCATCTAATTCATTTTGAAGCTCATCAATCTTTAATATATCTTCTTGATTATCCTCAATCTGAGAAGCTATAGTAATTTCTAAAGCTTCCATTTGTTTACCAATAACATCACTTTCTACATGCTCTTTGATAGCTTCAATACCAACCTTACCTTGTAGTCCTAATAATTTTCTTATCATTTACTTTCACTCTCCTCTTATTATTATTATTATTTAACTTCTATCCCATTGATAGCTAAAGGTTTTCTTACAGGGTCTTCATCTAACCATTCTTGAGGTACCGACTTCTTAGCATACTTAAAGCCATATTGTTCACACCAATCTCCATAACTGGTTTTAGAGCCTTTATAAATCTTGTTCTTAGGGTTACTAAAGACGAACCTTAGGTCTAACTCTGGGAACTGTTCCTGAATCCAGAGATGTTTCTTCCTATCTTTAACTGTTAGTCTTCCTTTAGTTTCAATAATGATTCCATTAGGAAGTAAAAAATCTGGATGATATTTTCTCATCTTAGCTGGTTGTTCAAAGTTAATCACAAGAGTCTCAAAAGGAATCTCATAACCATAGTGTTCCTTAAGTTCTACAGCTACTTTTTCTTCTAAGCCTGAGCGATAACCATATTTAAGAGCCCTCGCTTTAGGAGAGCTCTTTTTCTTCTTGAAGTTTCCATACGCCATACTTAAAAATCAGCTCCTTGGAAGTCAAAATCTCCTCCACCTTCACTACCTTCATCACTTGAGGTCTCTGAGGAACCAAAGTCAGTTTCTTCTACTGAAAATCCATCCTCTATAGCATCAAAACCATAATTACTAGCACTAGCTGAGGAACCTGAAGATAACTCAATAACCTGTACTGCATTAAGTCTTAAGGATACTCCGGCTAAGTTACCGGCTGGATTATAGAAGTTAGAAGGAGTAAAGTTACATCTAATCTCTGAACCAGAATAAATGATGACCTCATTTCTATCTATAGGCTTTCCTTGACTATCAAAGAGGTCTGGACTTAGTTTAATTACAGTACCATCATTTCTTGAGTACTGAGCTTTAGTCTTAAATTTAACCTTAACTTCTCCTGTAGGATTCCCTGCATCATCAAACACTTCTTCAAAGGGTACATAGGGAGTTAGGTTTTTAATCTTGTTATGCTTATTCTTCTCAGCTAATTTAACCTTAGCTTTTTCTACAGCTTTCTCTGCCCTTGCCTTGATAGCTCCTAGGAACTGAGCATTATCAACTTTATCAAGGATAAGGTCGACCTTGTATTCTCCTTCTTCCCTAAACTTAGTATCTGGGGTGTTCAAATAAGGATACTGAGCCCTTCCTACAGGGCTCGTGATTCTCTCATATTTCTTTTTAGCCACTATTACATCTCCTCCTTAGGATTAATCTTTATAATAAATCCATCATCTTCTTCTATAAAGTTAACTCTATCCTGAGCTTCATTAGAGCCCCATTTTCCTACTACCTCATCAGGTATAATTTTAAACTCCTTACCTTCAGCTTGTAGCTGGTCAACTGCTTCTAATAAACTGAACCATAAAACTATATCATTCATTTTCATGTTTATACTACCTCCTCTATTGTTAGATATTCTTCAGGAATTCTAATCATCTTCAGTCTATTAATAAAAGGATTAATAAATGAGACTACAGCTAATTCATCAAAGGATTTTATAGGTAGAGTTCCTTGTTCTATTAAACTTTCATTAACTTCTTCAAGATACTCTGCTTCTTCTTCAGCTGTACCAGCAAACTCAGAGTAAGGACTAACCAGTTCTGCTATAACACCAGTACCCTCATCTCTCCAATAGTCATCATCAATAACTACCTTAGGTAGCTCAGCATCCCTAAGAATCTCAATTTGTTCTTTCTGAAGAATCTGGGTATCATAAATGTTAGATTCTTCATTGTAACCCCAGCATTTAACTACAGAATCATCAGGTAGGAATCCCATGATTAAATGTCCATCTTCAATAATCTTAACTTCTGAACCTACTTTAAAGTGATGTTCAACTTCTCCACCTTCAAGAACCTTAGCCACCTTAACATTAGTAAGTTTTTTCATAATAATTACTCCTCCTCATATTGATTTTGTTAGTTTACTAATTTTAGCTGTTTAAAATAATTTCTCTTGCTTGTTTCCTGTTCTCCTTGGTATCTCTCATTACCATTCCATTAACTACAACATAACCATCCTGTATTGATTTACTTTTATGTCTCCCCACCTGAGCTACCTCCTCTCTCTAAAGTTATAATCTGGACAAGACGAAAATTTTTCATACCCTCTCCTATGTATTAAAAGCTAGTTAACTAGCAAAAGAGAGGAGAGTGCAAGTAAAGGGAGAGACTCACACTCTTTCTTCTATAGTGTCCATGTATGGATTAGGACTCTTTCTCCTATAGTGTCCATGTATGATTAAGCAAAGAAATATTTAGACTCGAGAACCCTTGAGATATCTAGGCTCCCTCTACTTGGAAGCTCAGGATAATCTTTAAGTTCTACACCTTGAGTCTGTTCTCTTACTTCTTTATCAAAACGAGCTATTACATCTCCTGAATATTGTTTAACAAATTCTTCTCTTAATACTTCTCCTAGTTTGGTAGTATCTGAAGCATGGGTACCATAACTATCATGAATCATAGCAAAGTTTGAGATTCCTTCTCGTTCCACACAAGTATTGATAGTTTTCATTAGATGAGAAGCATCCATTGAGTGTACAAAGTTAGGGCTAATTCCAGTTGCTTGTTTTCTTTTATCTAACTTATCAGTATCTATTCTAAGACCAAGCTTAACGATTAGTTTATCTCTACCCCAGTAAGTGTTTATCCTAAGACCTTTCTGACTCAGGTATTTCTGGTACACTAAGAATCCTGCTGGAGTAGTCCAATATAAAGGCTTCTCCTCTTTAGCAACGCTTCTGGCTACCTTCTGAAGGTATTCCATAGCATATTTAGAAGCTATTACTACCTCATCTATAGCTTCTTCCATCTTCTTAGCTAGGTAGTAACAAGCTCCCCAGATATCTTTAGGTTCTGTATCCAGATAAGCTCCTACTCCTCGACCTAAAGCATTATCTCTTTCAGCTACCTCGTTGATAATCTGGTCTCTCATACCTCTCATAGTTACTCCATAAGGCTTGGTCATAACTGGTCTTTTTGCCATCTTCCGGTCAACCTTACCAATCCATAAGAGAGCATGGTCTCTGTCTTTCTGAGGTAGTGAATCATCCAGAGCATCTTTCTTAATAAGTTTTCTAACTACTTCCACTACTTCCATGTAGATGTCCTGAGGTTTATCTGCTGGTACTAAGTTGGTGGCTTCTCCTCCTCGCTGGTCTAAGAGCATAGCTGAGAAGTTCTGAAGTCCATTACAAGTACCATCCATAGCTATAGGTAAATGAGATACAAAAGCTTCTCCTTCTTCTCTATAACCTTTCCACTCCAGACAAGCTGAGAGGAACTGTAGAGGGTCATCAGCATCACACCAGAATCTCTTT